CCTCACACGTTTTACACCTTTGGACATTTAAAACGCCGATTGTAAGCATTAAAAAAATCAAGAAATGAACTCACTTGTAGTTCATTCCCGCCAAAGGTTATACATTGAAGTATAGTAAAATCAACTGATATACTACCTTTTGATTACTCTCGACAGAGTAAAGGATAGTAATGTATTAACCTCGGATAAATTCCGTGGGTCGTTTGTTTTTGTTGTAAATCATGTGCTTCACGATTCCTAACATGTTGAGACAACTGTTCTTATCTCGGGTAAAGAAACGATACGATTGAAACATTGATTTAGGTTCGTCTTCGGGACTACCAATGTGTTCTTCCTTATCGTTTCTGCAATGTCTACATCCCAATAAACGGAACTTTTTACTTCCATCTATCGTAATATTACTAATATCCTTCCAGCAATGACAACATTTTTTACTGGTATTATACTCGTCTAGAAGAAGTGTTGTATACCGCTTTTTCACCAAGCGTTTTAGTCCTACTCCCATCGTAGAAGCACCTTTGATACACGACCCTTGTTTGGCACTCCAATCACCTATGCAAACAACAATATCTTCCTTGTTTCCAAATTGAGTTTCGATGCGTTGAAGGAACTTGTCTTCGCTTTTCTGACGATATACCTTGGTTCGCCAATTGATTTTACGATTAAGTTCTGCTTCATAATAGGACTTTACTTTCAAGTTGATTTGGTGTTTATTCTTGATATAATCCTTAAACAACTGGATGTCTACCGTATTAGAGCAATAAGCACTTAGTTCGGTTTCCAATGCAATAATGTCAGGACAATTCTCATTGAGTTGATGGTTCAGAACACTTCGCTTTTTATTCGTTAGTTTGATACGACGATTTCGTTTTGCTAAACTTTCAGTATCCCGTTGCTTACAGGAATACTTTAATTCATTACCCTCATCATCCATCATATACAAAAGGTACAACTTGCCTGGATCGGCAGTAATAATTTTTTTGGTTTTGAGAACTTCCAATTGTTCTTCTGAGCAGTCATCGATATAGGGTATACTGGTATCTACTTCTTTGACTTTAGAACCATACTTTTTATCTACTATGGTTTTGTGTTTGAACAATAAGGAAACTCCTACTCCATCCGTTTGGAGAGTATAGTTGAATACATAGTCATTTGAAGTAAAGATTTTCTTGTTCATCTTGAAATGGGTCAACCATACTTGTTCTTGGTTTTCAGATACCTTCTTGAGTAGATTGCCTTTTGTACCTTTTTCTGCAAAGAGGTTAATTAAGGTAGCTGTATCCAGAGTGATATACTTAGGAACACACGAACTACGCAAGGATAAAGGTTGAAACAACTTGATGATTTGACCATTTAACTCCTTTGATTCTATGGGAGAAGCATCTGCCAACTTAGAACGGATCGTATCATTATATGATTCGTAGCATTGATTCATGTAGATAGAATGAACAATATACCGAAAAGGTTGTACCTGACAATCATAAGGAATGGTCTTGGTAATATGTTGAGGATATAACTTATGTCGATACTCATTATACCAATTTCGTAGACATACAGGAATATCGTCAGGTTTGTTCTCCATCATCGCCTTCTTTAGTTTCCAGATGGTTTCTCTCTTTATTTTTGTGTATTCCTCTGTATGTTCTACTTCACTTCCAACTGTCTCGTCATAATACTTGTCAGCAAAGATGTTAATGAAACGAAGGAAGCGTTTACAAAAATGTTCTTTGATATTAACGGTCAAGCATGTTTCCATGGTTTGTTGAATGTAGGATAAAGGGTAGGTTAACAGTTTCAAGTCAAACTTGGTATGATTACAGATCGGTTGGAACTCTGTTTCATAAAAATAGTTTAGTTCCTTCATTACTCCCGTTTGAAGTGGTTGGCGACCACGAGCATCTCGTTCTCCCATTGCCAACATACAGTAGGAAATAAAGGTAGAATCCAAATCAGGAATAGGTCGTTGTTGATGATATAAATGAAGGCAATAAAGACGAATAAACTGATAGGTGTCAATCACAATAGGGTTGATACGAAGGACTAAGTCATTAATTTTCTGATGGATTTCATGGTTCTTAATGATAGACTTCAAGGAAGTTTTAATGGTTCGATAAGGAGTCTTCTCCTGAGTACAGTTTGCACCGATTGGTTTATCCGGAGGATCGAGTTTTCGTTTGGGTGGCATTTATTTATATACAAGAATATTTATTTAAATTATTTATTTTTTTATTTTAGAAATTAATTTTTTTACGACTTAAAAAAATATATAATAACTATAAAAATGGAGGACAATCCTTCCTTTTATTGCGATAAATGTAATTATAGGACGGATTTTAAGTATAGTTATGAGCAACATCTTGAAACAACCTTACATAAAACAGGAAAACGAAAAGAACGAAGTGATAAAGTAGTATTGAAATGTGAATTCTGTCCATATGAAAGTCATAATAGGAATAACTTTCAGACACATCGTCTCAATAATCATTTGAGTATAGAAGAACGAAACAAAGAATATACATATTATTGTATTATATGTGATTTCGGAAGTTTTGATACTAAGGTTATGGAGAAACACAATCAATCAAAAAAACATATATTACGGTCTACAACAAGAATATAATTTTTATAAAATCGGCGTTTTAAATGTCCAAAGGTGTAATATATATGATATTGATTCTTACGTAGTCTTGTGATAGCATCAGACACGATTAAGGTGCGATCCTGTTCCCATTCGGGAAATAATGTATAAAGAAGATCAATAAATTCTTCTGATGTGGTAATACGCAATTGATTTTTTTTAGAAAACGTTAATGTTAAAAAATCAACTAGTTTCATTGGTGGAAACTGTGAATTATGTAGTAATTCATTTTCATAATCAGTTGAATGAAATCCAATACTATTATACCACGACTGGCCTTTCATCAATATATAAAAGGTTTTTAATGAAATACCACAGTTTTCATCTTCCTCAACATTATTAAGAAAATATATGGTACTTGCGTCAGTTAGTGTAATAAGATTCATTTCAGTTTGGCGAGCAATATGAATAATATCTCTTAGCGTTTCTGTTGCTGTTTCATCGGGACATGATGCTAGATGTGGTATTCTAAGTTCAAAAACTGGCTTACTAGATAATGTTTTATAATCAATATTGAACCATACTTGACTGTACTTTTTACCACAGTTAAATTCGAATTGTAGTTTATTTCCATTTCCATTTCCATATTGTTTCATAGATTGTTTTAAAGAGTTAATAATAGATTATTTCTCCAACATGTGCATGTACAGAACCGTCAAAGGGATATACAACAAGTTTGCTTATATCGTTGGTCGACCAAAAAGCAGTTGTTTTAAATTGTTGGTTTGTCATTTTATTTATAATAAAAATATATTATAAATAATGGCACGGCTTAGTTTTTCAAAAACATTAAAATAATTTCTTCTGGATTAGAAACATCGGTTAAATAGGTTGGATCTTGATCATTTACTTCATCTTTTACCCCCAAAATATCTTTAAGCATTTTTTTATATTTATTTTTCTCTATTGTTGGTATTTCAATCGTAAAAATAATACATAAATTACCTTCCTTTGTAATACCTTTACCAGGAATACATTTAACATTATGATAATCAGTCTTTGTAGAAGACTCAATTGTTAAAGGCGAACCATCTAAAAATCTTAATGTTTTTGTAAAACCGAACAATGCTTCAAATAAAGTCAATTCAACTTTCATTACCAAATTGTTTCCTGTTCGTTTAAAAATTGGATGTACCGGTATATCTAATGTCACGATTAGATCCGATTTAAGACCTTTAAAGCGATTTCCTTCACCAGGTATTTGGATTCGAGCACCGCCAAACATTTTTCCATTTAATGCTACTTCCATTGTTTTAGTAAAATCTTTTGTTGTCTTGCCATTACAATTTTTACATTCATTTTTTATAATTTTACCTTTGCCTTGGCATGCATTACAATCGGCGACCGTTTGAGTAATCATAGGCCCTATTTGTTGGATATGAACGGTTTTACCTTGACCACGACATGAAACGCATTGGTCAGATGTTCCACCTTCACCATCACATGAAATACACTCATTATATGTAGAAAATGTAAAAGGTAGTTTTTCTTCTTTATATAGTTGTTCTAATGTTACTTTTAATGTTATATTAACAGGTTCAACATTACGTTGATTCATATTAACGTTCATATTCATATTCATATTCATATTACCAAATGGAAATCCTCCAAAAGGAAATCCACCTTGACTAAATGGATTAAAAGGATTTCCACCTCCTCCGCCGCCACCGCCAGATTGTTGTTGTTTAAACATTTCCATACCGACTTGATCATACATTTTTCGTTTTTCTTCATCAATAAGAATATCTTTGGCTTCGGTAATATCTTTGAATTTCGTGCTTGCTTCTTCTTTCATTTCGTCCGGATGTTTATCAGGATGCCATTGTTTCGATAAATGTATAAATGCTTTTTTAACTTGCGATTCAGTAGAATCAGGTGAAACACCTAAACGATCATATAAGATCGTGTCTTTTGGCATTTTTCTCTTTGGTTCTAGTATATCTTTTTAAATCAAATAAAATGGAATTGAAATATTTAAATTTGAGAATCATCTCCGTCGTGCGCTGGTGGAACCCCTCTTAAATTATGATCTTTTACAGCTCCTTCGTGAGGGGCCGGGACTCCCTTTATAACTCCGTCGTGAGGGGACGGGACTCCCTTTACAACTCCGTCGTGAGGGGACGGGACTCCCTTTACAACTCCGTCGTGAGGGGATGAGACTCCCTTTACAACTCCGTCGTGAGGGGACGGGACCCCTCTAATGAGTGACCGAAATGCCAGTGCAACATTTTTATCAGTGCACAAAAATCCGCCGCCGCCTCGAGTGTATTGTGACGTCATTCGATTCAAGTCACCAATCCAATAATAATCATCACTTGAAACAGCCCATTTTGAATGATCTTGACTCTCTTTGTAATTTATATTTTCATATTCTATATATTTTATATCGGTAATCATGTCACACTGTTTAGTAATATGATGACCCCTAATCCACGTTTCAACACTCCAATGCGACCGATAACGTTCTGCAATACATTCGGAATAAATATCAATATGAAAAGAAGGTGATTTTGCGATGTGAATAATTCCGCTACAAATATCGATCGTGTTTGTTGTTTTATTTTGTTTTTTTGGAAAAGATACTGGTATTTTTTGATGATAAATACAAGCATCCATTATCATTAATTGTTGTGCAATCATTATCAATTTATCTGTCTCAAACGGAATCTCAACATATTGAAAAGATTGCCCATAAATCAATTCACTTTTTTCAATAGATGAAATGGTATTCGCAGAAAATTCACTGGGAAAATTAGGGACAGAATGACATAACCATGAAATAGTTTCATCATTCCAGGCAACAATGCCTTTACAATGTCCGTGACCTCCGTGATGACCTCCGTGATGCGTTCCTTGGAGTGTTCCTTGTTTTTTACTTTTTTCAAAATTGCATTCATCGTTATAAATCATCCAATTTGACCAATTTTTTTCTTTATAAAGTGATTCAATCCAATTATTAATGTCAGTCAATACTTCAAATTTTTTTGTTTCAGGGTTATAAAAAATCCCAGCTTTTCCATGAGGAAATTTTAATGCTATTTTAGTATGATTACTTGTATTTGATTCAAAACAAGAACAATAATTACCCATTATTCATTTAAATTTAAAGTACTTGTTTTTAAGATTATTTTAAGATTATTTTAAGATTATTTTAAGATTATTTTAAGATTATTTTAAGATTATTTTAAGATTATTTTAAGATTATTTTAAGATTATTTTAAGATTATTTTTCAATTTTAAGCTAAA